CTGATCGTAAAAATTTACAAGCTTTTGCAACCATACCTACGTTTGACAACGTAAGTGATTTAAATAATACATCTGGTTTTACAATTGCATTAGGACAAATAGATTCTTCAGGAAATGTTACAGGAGCAACAACATCAGATCCTTTAACAGATCCAATAAATTATTTTTATATAACTAGCACTAGCAATGCTACATCAGGCGGTGTATCAGGTGGTGGAGAAAATTGCTCTGCTGGACCAGTAACATTAGGAGTTGTAAACGGATAATGGCATACACTTTAGATAACTTAAGAACTGATATTAGAAACTACACAGAAGTAGGTAGTAATGTTTTATCCGACACTGTGTTAGAGAGAATAATTAAAAATGCAGAATTAAAAATTCACAGAGCAATAGACACAGATCAAAGTGTATTTTATGCTACGTCAAATTTAATTATTGGTAATAGATATGTGACTATACCAGCTGATTTAAGATTTATTAGATATGTTCAGCTTAAAAATTCTGATGGTGAGCAATTTTATTTAGAACAAAGAGATACTAGTTTTATAGCAGAATATTACTCTACACCCGGTACTTCCGCTGTAGATATACCTAAATATTATGCAAATTGGGACGAAGAGTTTTGGGTGGTGGCCCCAACACCTGATAGAACTTATGAAATTACACTGGCTTATGACAAAGAGCCACCAACAATTACGACAGATACAAGTGGCACATATTTGTCAAATAAATATTCAGATCTTTTGTTAAATGCCTGCTTGGTAAATACATTTGGGTACTTGAAAGGACCGCAGGATATGTTACAATACTATCAAGCTGCTTATAATGAAGCTTTAGAATCGTATGCTCTCGAGCAAATCGGGAACAGACGCAGAGACGAATATCAAGATGGTGAAGTTCGGGCTCAACTTAACGTCAAACCACCATCAAGTTATGGAAAATAAATAGGAGAAAACAAAAATGGCAAACGTAGTACCTTACTCATTCGCACAAGAATTGTTAAAAGGAAACCACGATTTCATAAACGACACTATAAAGTTAGCTTTGTACACTGCAGGATCAGGAGCACCTTATACTGTAAACAGCACTCAATATACTTCAGGAACAGCTAATCAAGTTAGTGGAACTGGGTATACAACTGGTGGAAATACTTTGGGAAGTCCTGTTGTTGCTAACCAAACAAGTGTTGCAACTTTGACTTTTGCTCAATCGCAATGGACATCAGCAACTTTTGGTGCAGCTTATGGAGTTATATATAACAGTTCAGATTCTGATAAGTTAGTCGTTGTTTTAGATTTTGGTGGAACAAAATCTTGTTCAAACGGAACATTTACAATTACGTTCCCAAGTACAAGTTCAGGTTCACCTGCTGGAACAGATTCGCTTATTAGTATAAGTTCGTAATAGGAGAATAAAATGGCTTTGGTTATAAATGACAGAGTAAAAGAAACTAGTACAACATCTGGTACAGGTAATATCACGCTTGCGGGTATTGCAGCTGGACAAGGTAATGTAACTTTTAATAGTGGTATCGGAACAGGTAACACGACTTACTATTGTATTTTTGAACAAGGCACAAACACGTTTGAAATTGGACTTGGAACTTTATCAGGTTCTACGACTCTGGAGAGAACAGACGTTATTAATAACTCTTCAGGTAACACATCTAAAATTAATTTTACAGGCGGAAATTTAGATGTATTTGTAACAATGCCTGCAGCAAAAACGGTTTATCTCGATGCGTCGGGCACACCAGTAGGAGCAGCAAGTAATGGTTTTGCATTAGCAATGGCCGTTGCATTATAAGGATAAAATATGGCACAAGATTTTAGAAACGTATTAGTTAGAACAATTGGAACATCAGATACTACATTGTTAGCAGGTGGAAACTACGATGCAGTAATTGGTATCAGATGTTGTAATATTTTAACATCAACTATTGCTGTTGATGTTAAGATTGCAAAAGGCGGAGATGATTACTTTCTTGCAAAAGGAGTTAGCATACCACCAAATTCTGCTATTGAATTAATTCAAGGCGGAGCAAAAATTGTTTTAGATAGTACAAATACGTTAGAAGCAGTCTCTGATACAGCAAGTAGCTTAGACGTGGTTCTTTCATACATAGATACAATTAGTTCGTAGGAGGAATTATGACGGCAATAGTAAATGGAATCCAATACATTGGAGGTCAAACATCTCCAAATGAATTTATACCAAATCAAGCAGGTACGATTGATGGCACACAAACTGTTGAGAACGGTGTTCTTGCAGGACCTATCACTATACCTGGTACAGTAACAGTAACAGGGACTTTAGTAATAGTATAATGTCAAAGATAGAAGTAGATGCAATAACACAACAATCAGGATCAACACTTACAGTCGGTGGTGGAGCCTGTAAAACTGCGGTAGTAGATGCAACTACTGTAACTCTAGGTAGATCAGGTGGTGCAGTTCAATTAGCAAGTGGTGCAACACAGACAGGTTTTGGTAGAACAGGAACTGTTGATTGGCAAACAGGTTCGATTAAGACATCAACTTTTACAGCAGCGAATGGCGAAGGATATTTTGCAAATACATCTAGTGGAGCATTTGTAATGAATCTTCCAGCAGGAACTGCAGGTAATATTGTTTCTGTTGTTGATTATACAAATACTTTTCAAACACATAATTTAACAGTTACACCTAATGGATCACAAAAAATTGGTGGTGTGGCAGCATCTGCAGCTTTAAGCACAGAAGGTCAATCAGTTACTTTTGTATATGTAGATGATACAGAAGGTTGGAAAAACGTTCAAGATTCTAGTTCAAATGTGACAGGTATATCATTTATAACAGCAACAGGTGGAGCAATTACAACTTCAGGAAATTGTAAAATTCACACTTTCACAGGTCCAGGAACTTTTTGTGTATCTGGTTTAGCAACTTCAGCTGTAAATAATCAAGTTTCATATATGGTAGTTGCTGGTGGCGGAGGAGGTGGTTGTAGTGATTATACTACAGGTGGTGGAGGTGCTGGTGGTTTCAGAGAAGATAAAAGTCCTGTAACACCATATACAGCCAGTCCTTTAGATGGTGCAGGAGATATAACAGTTACAGCAACAGGTTTTCCAATAACAGTCGGTGGTGGTGGAGCAGTAAAAGTAAATGGCAATCCTTCAACTTTTTCAACAATAACATCAGCTGGTGGTGGTTTTGGAGGAAATAACCCTCCTTCAAACGGTGGACCTGGAGGTTCAGGAGGTGGAGCACGTTCTATAATGTGTGGTGGAGCTTCTTCTGGTGGAACAGGTAATACACCTCCAACAAATCCCGCTCAAGGAAGTACTGGAGGAAATGGACCAGGAAATGGAAGATATGTTGGTGGTGGTGGAGGTGGTGGTGCTACTGGTACAGGCACAGCCGGATCAACCCCTACAGCAGGACCAGGTGGAGCAGGAGCAACAACTTCAATTTCAGCAACACCAACTGCTTATGCAGGTGGTGGAGGTGGTGGATCTAACGCTGGTATTGATGGAGGAACTCAAACTACTGGAGGAGATGGCGGTGCAGGTGGTGGAGGTAGAGGCGGTGCTAGAGGATCTGGATGTGGTTCTCCAAATCCAGCTTCAAGAACTTCAACTGCAGGAGCAGATAACACTGGCGGCGGCGGTGGTGGAGCTGGTGGTGATTCTAATGGTGGATCTGCTGGTGGTTCTGGTGTAGTAATAATAAGGTATAAATTTCAATAATTATGAGTGAAATAAAAGTAAATAAAATTAGTCCAAGAGCAGCGTGTGGCACAGTTCAGTTAGGAGATAGTGGAGATACATTCACAATTCCTGCTGGTGCATCTATAACTAACAGTGGTACTGCATCAGGTTTTGGTGCAACAGGTTCAGCTTCTTGGAATACAACAGTTAAGACATCAGGTTTTACAGCAGTTGCTGGTGAAGGTTATTTTGTAAACACAACAGGTGGAGCAATATCAGTTAATCTTCCAGCAGGAACAGCTGGAGCAGTAGTAGCATTTAAAGACTATGCATCAACTTTTCAAACAAATAAGTTAACATTAGTTCAAAATGGTTCAGATAAAATTGGTGGTTCAACAGTTAATGCAGACATATCAACAGAAGGAATTGCAGTAACATTAGTTTTTGTAGATTCAACACAAGGGTGGTTAATAACAGATGATGGAACTCAATCAGTTGCAGTTACTAATCCATTTATCGCTGCAACAGGCGGAACAATTACAGAATCTGGAAATTTTAAAATTCATACATTTACAGGTCCAGGAAATTTTACAGTTTCTAAAACTGCAGAATCAGCTCCTAATAATGTAGTAGAATATTTAGTAGTAGCAGGTGGAGGTTCTGGCGGTAAAAATGGTGGTGGTGGAGGTGCTGGAGGTACTAGATTTTTTGCTACTCCAGCCTGTGCACCAGGAGCACCAGC